AGACCAGTGTATAGCCTAACTTTCTTGTCTACTTTTATTATATCTTGTGACATATGTATTTCCCTCGATTACAAGAACCATAATTGATTCCATGATTAAACTTTGACACATCTAAAATAAAATTCTGCTTGGCTAGTTTAAAGGGCTGTAGAATATTAGAGAATGCTTATATACTATGGCATATGGCACAAGGGGGGGGTAGTCGGACTAACGCCCGAACCTAGGCACCCATATAAGTAAACCTCTCTCAACAAGAGCCAAAAAACAAAGATGTAAAGTTTGGGGGTACCCATGCTTGACACACGCCCATAAATATCTTAAGTTCAACTAATGGATACACTACCGCTAAAACATACCAAGTGGTCTGACCGGCTAGCTTTCGATATGGCACTGCTACTAGAAGGCTCGGGAGAAACTCTAGATGAAATTAGAACCCGACATAAAATTACTGTTGATGACATCGTTAAGTTCAACACGGACAAAGTCTATCTAAAGAAAGTAGAATCCTACAGAACTGAGATTGTAGACAAGGGTATGACGTTCAAGTTAAAAGCCCGGGCCCAAGCAGAAGAACTCCTGACAACAAGTTGGACAATGATACACAGCCCAGAAGTTTCTTCAGCTGTTAAAGCAGATTTAATAAAGTCTACTGTCAAATGGGGTGGGCTTGAAACAAACAATACAAACACGGAGGATGCCAGTGGAGGAGTCAAAATTACGATTAATCTCGGGGGGCAAGAGCACCCAACAACCGTCATCGACGCAGAAGACTATACCGAAGACAGACCTGTCGCTATTAAAAACGCTAAGTAAGTTTGACGAGAGTGGTGAGGCAAAGGTTGAGACATTGGTTGAGTACGAAGACATAACTTATGTATTACGAGAAAGCGGGATGTCGTTTAAGACAAGAATTATTAGGTATAAAAAATCGCCTACAAAATACTACGTAACTTTATTAGAGGAACTGTAATGGATATAGACTATACCCCATCTAAGATATGCAAAGAATTTATGATGTCTGATTCTAAGATGCGGACATTGATGGGCCCTGTAGGTTCTGGTAAGTCAGTAGCATCTACCTTTGAAATTATAAGGCGGGCTACTATGCAGAAACCGAACAAGCAAGGGATACGAAAATCCAGGGCAGCTATTGTTCGTGAGACTGCTAGGCAACTACAAGATACAACTATTAAAACATTTCACGATTGGTTTCCACCAGGTGTATGCGGTACGTACATGAGAACAACAAAGACTTACTTCTTTAAAGTAGGTGATGTTGAGTGTGAGATTATGTTCAGGGCATTAGATGATTCAGATGATGTAGCTAACTTGAACTCACTTGAGTTAACATTCGCATGGTTCAATGAGTGTCGGGATATAAACCCAGACATAGTTGACGCTATGTCAAAACGTATTGGGCGTTTCCCGTCAGCTAAAGATGGAGGACCGTCTTGGTTTGGGATGTGGGGAGATACTAACCCACCCACAATGGATACATGGTGGTATTACCAAATGGAAAAACTTGACCCCGTAGATGGAGTCTCACTTAATGATAATGGTTGGGATGTATTCAAACAACCATCAGGTAGAAGTCCGTATGCTGAGAATGTAGAGAACTTACCTGAAGGATATTATGATATACAAGGTAGGTCGGATGAATATGTACGTGTGTACATTGATGGAGAGTATGGGCTAAGTACAGCTGGGCAGCCAGTGTACAAGTACTTCAGACCTGATTACCATATGGCTCATCAAACTTTACAGCCCATAGTTAATGGAGTCAGACCTATTGTAATTGGAATGGACTTAGGTCTAACACCTGCTGCAGTTATAGCACAGCAAGACCCACGAGGTAGAGTCCTTATACTTGACGAAGCAGTAAGCTTTGATATGGGGATACAAAGATTCATACGTACAATTTTAAAACCTTTGATTATAGAAAAGTATTCTGGGTCTCCTGTGATAATCATTACAGACCCTGCAGGTATACAGCGAGCTCAAACAGATGAGCGTTCAGCAGTGGATATAATAAAAGCCGAAGGCTTGAAAGTTATGTCGGCTAAGACTAATAACATCTCAGCTAGACTCTCGGCGGTAGATGATTTCCTTATGCGTCAAGTAGATGGAGACTCCGCATTCTTAGTAGACCCAAGATGTTCTAGGCTTAAAGCCGCAATGATGGGTGGGTATAGGTTTCATAAGAAGAATGGGAACATAGATAAGAACAAACATTCCCACGTTGCAGAAGCTCTACAGTATTTAATGCTACACATTAATACAACAGCAGAAGGATTTATGATTGAGAAGCGAAACGTGAAATCGGTTGCGTCAGGCGGATGGACTTGATAGCATTAATTAAAGCCACTTTTACTCATTTAGTGGCTGGGTAACTATTTCCCTCGAATGTATAGTTACTGTCTTACTGGTCCTCCCGTCTATTCATGGTTAGACAGGAGGACTTTTTTATAGTAGTGTTAAAATTATTTAGGGGTGGTTATTATGGGATACAAAATGAAGAACGGTTCAAAGAACTATACTATTAAAAGTTATAGGGATGGTGGACTAGTCAAAACTACATCATACAAAGATGGTGGTAAGGTTGAAAAAGAAGAAGCCCGAGACTCTTGGACCACTACAATGTCGGAAGGGTTAAAGAGTAACAAAAAATTACCAGGACCATTTAACTTTGGAATGACTACAAATGTAGTAAAAAGAATGTTGGGACTAGACTATATAAAAAGGGACAAAAATAAATCTCCGTACGAAAAATAAATTATGGTGTTACAAGTAATAGACAATGCGTCTCTTGTAAAGAAAGAGAAAGAAGAAGCTAACAAAGCTATGGAAGAGCGTCAGTCTGAAGCAGTCATTCTAGGGCTCGCTTCTTATATGCGTGAATGCTGGGATGCAGCTCAACGTGCAAAGAAACCTATAGAGAACATAATGCTTAAAGGTCTTCGTCAAAGAAACGGAGAGTACGATGCTGATAAGTTAGCACAGATACAAGCACAAGGCGGCTCTGATATCTACATGATGATAACAGAAGTTAAATGCAGAGCGGCTGAAAGCTGGCTCAGAGATATCTTGTTAGACACAGGCACACCTCCATGGGATATACAACCCACACCCATACCAGAATTATCGCCAGAACATTCAGCAGAATTACAAAATGCTTTTGCGGCTGAAGTAGTTAGGCTTGTTGAAGCAGAAGGTCAAGCACCTACCCCAGATAAAATGGCAGAGCTAAAAGAAATGATATCTCAGAATTACAGATTTAAATTACTACAAGCTGCTGATGATAGGGCTAAAAGAATGAAGCTAAAGATATCAGACCAGTTTGCACAAGGTGGCTGGGCAGAGTCATTCAATGATTTTATTACAGATTTAGTTACGTACCCAAGTGCTTTTATAAAAGGCCCTGTAGTTCGTAGGCAAAGAAAATTAGCTTATACTCAAAATGAAGAAGGCAAGACTGTTGTTACGGCTGATGAAGTAATAGCACCAGAATTTGAAAGAGTAGACCCATTTAGAATATACCCAGAGCCTGGGATTAGTAAGATAAATGATGGGTATATATTTGAACACCATCCTCTTACTCGTATGGACTTATCAGATTTGATAGGTGTACCCGGCTATGACGACGACGCAGTAAAAAAAGTTTTAGAAAATGATAATGGACAGTCATGGATTAATGAAGATGTAGAGTTAGCTAAAGATGAAGAGGAAAGAAAGTTCCATTCATTTGATAGACCTACTGAGATATATGATGCTCTAGAGTTCTGGGGTAAAGTAAGTGGTAAGATGCTGAGAGAGTGGGGCTTAGAAGACGAAGCAGAAGAACTAGAAGACTCTCGTGAATACGATGCCAATGTTTGGATTGTAGGCAACTATGTAATAAAAGCAGTTCTTAATTATGACCCATTAGGTGAAAAGCCTTATGCCAAAACATCTTTCATAAAACACCCAGGAGCATTCTGGGGTAAAGGAATACCAGAGATTATAGCTGATTTACAGGGTGTATGTAATGCAGCAGCTCGTGCGTTAGTTAACAACATGGGAATATCAAGTGGACCTCAAGTTGAAGTCAACCTTGAACGCATACCACCTAATGAAGATATAACACAAATGCATCCGTGGAAAATATGGCAAGTAACTAATGACCCACTAGGGTCTAGTGCTCCTGCTGTTAGATTTACACAACCTCAAGATAATGCTAATACACTAATGTCTGTGTATGATAGGTTTTCTAAATTAGCAGACGACCACTCAGGCATACCATCTTATCTACAAGGAGACTTAAATGTTAAAGGAGCTGGACGCACAGCGTCAGGTCTTTCAATGTTAATGGGCTCTGCAGGAAAAGGCATACGTCAAGTAGTTATGCATATTGACAGTGATGTCATGAAACCAATTATTCATAGACAGTTTGTTTATAACATGCGATATGATGAAGACGAATCAATTAAAGGCGACGTAGAGATACTACCTAAAGGTGCAATAAATCTTGCAGTTAAAGAGACTGTTAACGTTCGTCGAATAGAATTTCTTAACGCAACCGCCAATGAAATCGATATGGGTATCGTTGGTAAAGAAGGCCGTGCAGCGATACTTCGTGAAGTGGCTAAGAGTTTGCAAATGCCTGTAGATGAAATCGTTCCGTCTAGGGAAAAAGGTACTTATCTTCAAGAGTTGTCCGCAAGAAAAGAGATTGAGGCATCACAAGCCCCACAATCTCCAATGAAAAGTGGAACTCCAACTCAACCAGATGGTGCCCCAAAAGGTGGAATGGATGCAAATACAGTTAACAACCGCAGCATTGGGGGTAAATCTTGATTAGACCATCCCTTAAAGTTGTTAAATCTTTAGCAGTTGTTGAACGTCAACACTCTGACATATTAGAATGGTTAGAATCTTGGCGTAAACATGAGTTAGAGCAGCTACCAAATGTTGCAAACAATGTGACACTAGCCCAGGGGCGGTGTCAAATTTTAGGTGAGATAGTAAAGCTCATCAAAGAATCCCCTGACTACGCAGCAAAGTCATGAGACAGCTGTTAAATAACGCATACCAATAGGAGCGAAAACATTATGACATTACCAAAGCAAGTTCAAAAACAATCTGAGGATGTACAAGCGTTGTACAAGGAACTCAATGGAGAAACAGAGGAGAATGCTGAAGTAAACACTACAGCTGAAACTACTACTGAAGTACCTACTGAGGAAACCACAACCGCACCTTCCGACAGTGTAGAAAAACAAGCACCTAAATCTGATGCTGATGAGCACAGTATTTCAGATGATAAACAGAATAAAGACTCATGGGAACAAAAATACAAAACGTTACAGGGTATGTATAATACTGATGTTCCACGCTTAAATGCAACGAATAGAAGTTTAGATAGCCGTGTAGCCCAATTAGAATCTTTGTTAGGACAAATTAACACAGAAGAAAAACCTGCTGTTTCAACTGAACCTGCTATTAATTTAATAACAGAAGATGATGAAAAAGAGTATGGGGATTCTATTGATGTTATGCGTCGAGCAGCACAAGATACTTTAGCACCAGGAATGGCTCGTGTTAATGAATTGGAAAAACAACTTAGACAGCTGCAAAATGTTGTGCCACAAGTACAACAAGTACAGCAATCACAAAAATCGTCTGAGGAGAAACAGTTTTGGAATACGTTAAACCAGGAAGTACCTAACTGGAATGAAATTAATAGTGACCAAGATTTTCAATCGTGGCTTCTTGAGATTGACCAGTTGACGGGACTAAGTCGCCAAACATATCTAGCAGATGCACAGCAAAAACTAGATGTAAATAGGGTGATTAAGTTTTTCTCTACTTATGAAAAGGCTAACGGTAAAGTTAATGATGCTCGTGAGACCCACAGCGAAAACTCAGAACTAGCAAAACAAGTTGCACCAGGGCGTGGACGCTCTGCAAAACCTGCTGTTGGTGAAGGCAAAACATATACTAGAAAAGACATTACAAAATTTTTTGAGGATGTAAGATTTGGTAAATATAAAGGCCGTGAAGCTGAGCGTGGAAAAAAAGAACGTGACATTTTTGCTGCACAGCAAGAAGGTCGCATTGCGTAATTTAACTAACTAGGAGGCTATTATGGCTTTTGGAGTATCACCTGGAAATCCAGGTTACACAGGTAATTTTATACCTGAGATATGGTCTGGTAAACTTATTGAGAATTTCTACGATGCATCAGTGCTCGCAGCTATTTCAAATACAGACTATCAAGGAGATATAAAATCAATGGGGGACACGGTTAATATCCGTACAACTCCAGAGATTACTATCAAAACATACGTTAAGGGACAAACACTTAGTGTTGAAAACCCTGACAAACCTAAACTACAACTTCTAATCGACAAAGGCGAATACTTCGCATGTGTTGAGGATGATGTTGACCAAGTACAAACAGACATTGCTCTTATGGATACATGGTCTAAAGACGCTTCAGAGCGTATGAAGATTAAAATCGATGCTAGAGTATTGACTGATATATTAACTGACGTAGCAGCTGCCAACAAAGGTGCTACTGCTGGTAGAATATCTGCTGACCTTAATATAGGTGTTGCGGGTACGCCAGTAGCAATTACTAAAACTAATGCTATTGACCAAATAGTTAATATGGGTACAGTACTTGATGAGGCTAACTGTCCAGAGAGCGATAGATTTATCGTTATCCCTGCAAAATTAGCTGGTCACATTAAGCTATCTGACCTTAAAGATGCGTCAATCACTGGTGATGGTTCATCTCCATTGAGAAATGGTCGTTTAGGTATGATAGATAGATTTACAATTTATGTAAGTCACAATCTATATAAGAGCGGAAGTGAGTTCAGCATTCTTGCTGGTCACAAATCGGGGTTTACATTTGCGTCACAAATGACAAATATGGAAACAATTCGTTCAGAAACTACATTTGGTAATATCATCAGAGGGTTACAAGTTTATGGCTATAAAGTCGTTAAACCTGAAGCTTTAGCTGTTGGTGTTATAACTGTATAACTTAGGAGGCTATTATGGCGGCATATACAGACTCGCATGGCTTTAATAAAGGTACTGTAGCAGCTCACCCTGCTACTGGACTTAACAAAGTCGGCTACTTAGAAGTTACTTTAGACTTCGCTACAATTACGGCAGATAGAGCTACAGCAGGTGTTACGGCACTTGCAACTGGAGATTCTATGCAAGTACTTAACTTACCAGCTAACACTTTAGTGCTAGCGGTAGGTGCAACTACTACAACCCTTGAGGGTGCAGCATCAACATTTGACATCGGTCTTACCGGTGGTGATGTGGATGGGTTTATTGATGGAGGGAATGCTAATGCAGCAGGAACTACTCAATCAACTGGTGCACTTTTAAACGGCGATAATCAAAGTCATTACTTTGCAGCGGCAGACACTATTGATATGCTTATTGGCGTATCAGGTGCTGTAACTGACTTGGCTAAAATTAAAGTCTGGGCAGTTATTGTTGATTGTTCATAAGTAAGTAAACAAGGTTGGGGGGTTGGCTAACGTTAACCCCCCGATTAAAACATAGGAGATAGAAATGGCGGGAAGGTGGTTAAGAAATACAGTTGATGGAACAATATATGGCTGGAATGAAATACTAGCTGAAAATTCTAAGACAGAAGAAGTTACTGAGGAACAAGCGTTCCCAGAAAAATTTATGACTAAAGACCAAAAAAGTCGTAAGCCAAAAGTTAATTTAAAAACTAAAGAGGTTATTAAACCAGACAATACACCTATCGAGTTAGCTGAAGAAGTTACAAGAAACATGGAAAAAAAGGGTAAAAGATGATTTTAAACGACGTTATTACTGAAGTTAGACGAATGTTGCAAGATGAGAATGCCCCTCAAAGGTATTCTGATATAGTGCTTTTAGGGTTTGCTAACCAATCTTTAAAGCGTATTGCAGTGCTCAGACCTGATTTATTTGCTAAAGTAGGGACTATGACTTGTGTTCAAAATGAAGTTATACAATCAGCACCTACTGACTCATTGCGTGTTATGGAAATTTTTTCGGTAAGCGGTGGTAACGGATGTATAGAAACTAATAGAGAAGCTTTAGACCAAGCGTACCCACAGTGGATGAATGATACTGCATCGGCGACAGTAAACTGGATGAGACATACAAGAAACGCCAACAAATTTTTTATATACCCTAAAGCTCCAGCCAACCAAGTATTAGATATTGAATACGCACAGACTCCACCGACTTATGACGGGACTACAGCAGTTGAATTATTATCAGATGCATATTTCCCAGTGGTAGTTGATGCAACTATATTTTTAGCTGAGTCAATAGATAATGAGCATGTTAATACAGGAAGAGCTGATGTGTTTTATAAGTCTTTTACTCAATCTCTTGCTGTAAATGCCCAAAGTAAAATTGTAACTGATACTGAAGCAGGTGGTATGCTAAAAGTTAATAATACAGCAACTAGCGTTACAGAGGACTTATCATAATGGTTATTAAAACATTTCTTAGTATTGTAAATAGATTATCACCCAGCGTTCCAGGATGTCCTACGCCAATCATAGAGCAATACGTTCGTGATGCAGCGATTGAAACGTGTGAACGTACTCTTGCGTGGAGGTACGAACAACCACGGATACGTTTGGTTGCGGGTGCACATGACTATGCATATGAAAGTCCTAGTGAATCTGAGGTACATGCGTTCATTACAGCCACTGTAAATGATGAGACTTTAGCCCCAGTTACATTGGATAAAATATATGACTTATATCCTAAATGGCCTAATCAACCTACTGAGTCTAGAGCAAAACCTAGACATATAACACAATTAGACCCAGACCATTTTTCAGTTGCCCCAGTACCAGACAATTCTGAGTCGTATGATGTACGAATGATTGTATGTCTGAAGCCTTTAAGAACGGCAACAGGTATGGATAAAACAGTTTTAGATGAGTTAGAAAATGTTATTATGCATGGAGCACTTCAACATTTATTAGTATTACCTGATAGAGCTTGGAGCGATAGGGAACTAGCTTCTTATCATGCAAAACAATTTATATTTAAATTGCAAGAACGTAGAGCTAGAGCTAATTTAGGTGCGGGAAGGGCTTCTATGAGAGTTCAAGCACAAAGATTTTAACGAGGTAGATTATGTCAGACGTAATAAAATTAGTTAAAGGAGATGAGTTACCGCTTATTTTGCTTACTTTAACGGACGATGTAGCTAATACAGCTTTAGATTTATCGGCTGGAACTACTGCAGTATCAGTAAAATTTAGAGCAACAGGAACAACTGCAACTTTAGCAACAATAAGTTGTGCTAAGACCACAAATGGAAGTGATGGTAAGATACAATTTAGTTTTTCAGGTGGTGTATTAGATGTTGCTGAAGGTTCATATGAAGGAGAAATTATAGTTAGCTATAATGGTAGTCTTCAAACAGTATACGATGTCTTAAAATTTAGAGTGAGAAGTAATTTCTAATGGCTAATATAAAGCTTACATCTGCTCTAGCAGCAACTGTAATATCTTTTACAGTAACCGTAAGTAGTATTAGCTCAACAATTACTGATGAGAATAAAATATCCGCAGTAGCATCAGCACAAAACCACATATCTTTTACTACTGAATTAATACCCACTCATACTATGGAAGGTGACACTGCAGCAGTAGCGGAGGCTATTAATTCTAAAGCAGTAACTACAGTTTATACTGAAACATCTGAAGTAACAGATATAGATACTAGAGCTGTTACACATCCACTAGCTGAAACACCTTCAGTATCAGATGTACCTGCGTTTAATGTTACACAAATTTTAACTGATACAGTAAATATATCAGCAGCTCCAAGTTTAATAATACATTCTAATATTGACTTTGATTTATCTGATGCTGACATAGACCCAGACCCAGTAACTATAAATGAAAGTATTGTTGTAAGCTTAGTTTATCCACAATCAGATTCACAGTCGATAGCAGATTCTCCTGCAATAACTACTACACCTGCAGGAAAAACAGATGGCTTTTCTGTTTCAGATTCACCAGTTTTACAACCAGGAAATGTTTCTACAGACAGCGTTACAGCAAGTGATAGTGGACTGGTTATCAATTACGTGTATACTGATGTAGACGACACTACATTAGGTGGACATATATTTAACGCAACTCCACTAAATGCGGGAGCTTATTAATGACAGGGGACAACTATGATTGAAGAACAAATTAAAGTTACTGGAAGTTTAAAACTTACTGTTACTAATCCAGAAGGAGATGTAAAGCAAGAGGTTGAAGTTCCAAATGTAGTCGTGACTGCGGGTAAAAATTATATTGCAGACCGTATGAAAAACAACACTACTGTTATGAGTCATATGGCTATAGGAACAAACACTGGTTCAGCAGCAGTTGGTAACACAACACTTGGAGCAGAGACAGGTAGAGTGTCTTTAACGTCTACGAATGTAACAAATAATGCAGTAGCTTATGTAGGCTCATTTCCTGCTGGGACAGGAACAGGAGCTATTACTGAAGCAGGAATATTAAGTGCAAGTTCAGGTGGTACACTATTATGTAGAACGGTATTTTCTGTAATAAACAAAGCATCTGGGGATACTTTAGGTATTACTTGGACAATAACTGTAAGTTAATAACTTAAGGGGTGTCTCAACATAATGGCTGTCTTATTTAAAAATAATGCACACTCTACATTAGCTTCAAGTATTACCGACTCAGCTACTAGTATTACTGTTGCATCAGGACATGGAAACGCTAGATTCCCAGCTACAGCAAGCCCTAACTATTTTTACGCAACACTCATTGATGGCTCAAACAACATAGAAGTTGTAAGGTGTACAGCAAGGTCTAGTGATGTTCTTACAGTAATTAGAGCTCAAGAAAGCACTTCAGCTAGAGCATTTTCAACTGGAGATAGAATAGAACTTAGAATTACTGCACAAGGCTTAGAAGATTTAAACAGAACAAGTTCTAACGAATTTAAATCAGGTTGGGGAAGTACATCTGCTCCAATAAACTATGCTGTTACAGTAGTTACCAAAACATCTGCACACCCGTATACAGGAGTAGGCTCTAGTAGTGCTTATTCTATTGACGGTGTTGAAGGTGCTGTATTAAACTTTGCTGGAGCTGACACAGGTAAAACTTATTTTTATAGATTTAACCAATCAGATTCTACTAACAACGGACATCCTTTAAGATTTTATTTAAACGCTGCAAAATCTACAGCGTACACAACTAATGTAACAACAAACGGAACCCCTGGTAATAGTGGTGCATACACACAATTACAGGTTGATGAGTACACCCCAAATCTTTTGTATTATCAATGTAGCAGTCATGCTCACATGGGTAATCATATACATCATATATCTAATATGTTTAACAGCAATGGTGTGTTGTTTAAACTGCCAACAGCAGATGGTTCATCTGGCCAGTTATTAAAAACTGATGGGTCTGGGGTACTGAGTTTTATAGCAGCAGCAACGGCTACATACCCCACATTAACTGGTATTAGCCCATCAACAATATCACCTTCAACAGCAACAACAGTTGTTATTACAGGTACAAACTATGTAATTACACCCAACGTAGAAATAATAAATTCAAGTGGTATTATTAGTTATCCCTTAACAATAGTAAGAAACAGTGCTACTCAGTTAACTATTACAGTAAACATATCAGGAAATGCTAGTTATTTTCTTAGGGTTGAAAACCCAGATGGGCTATCAGTAAGGTCAGGTTCAGCAATACTTTCAGTTTCAACTGGACCTACATTTAGTACAAATTCAGGTTCTTTGGGTGAGGGTGCTAAAGGAGCAGCATTAAGCTTTGATGTAGATGGTAGCAGTGATTCAACAGTAGCTTTCTCAAAAGTTTCAGGAGCTTTTCCAGGTGGGTTAAGTTTAAATACCTCAACAGGTGTAATCTCAGGAACTGAGAATGGTTCACAAACAGAAACAACAGTGTATAACTTTACCTTAAGATTAACTGACAACGAGTCTCAGACCGTTGACAGGGCATTTTCTATTAGTGTTTCAGTAGGTATGGCTAACTCAGGGCAATTTAACAATGAACAGTAGAGGTACTAATGGCAGCTTCATATTTAAGTAGAGCAGCATCAAATGGTAATCAAAAAACTTACACTATAAGTGTATGGGTTAAGTCTACTGTCAATTATGGTTACAGAGTAATTGTTGGTAGCGACATGAGTAATGATGCAGCAAACCATGCAACACTAGCTATTGATGGAGATAACTTAAAGTTTTATCAGCTAACAAGCAATGATTGGGGAACTCTTCAAGTCTCAACTAGAGCATTACGAGATAGTAATAGTTGGTATCACATAGTAGCTAGAGTAGACACGACTCAATCAACAGCCGCTGATAGAGTTAGATTATATGTTAACAACGAACAAGTGGTTAAATTTAGTTATAATTACATACCTGACCAAAACGAAGATACAGCAATGTTTAGGTATCCTACTGTTGTTGGTGCAAGAAGAATTACAAATCCTGATTATCGGTGGTCAGGATACATGGGTCATTTACATATATGCGAGGGACAATCTTATGCTCCAACAAAATTTGGAGAATATGACAGCACAACTGGTGAATGGAAACCAATCCTAAGTCCAACTTCGGTAAGCTATGGAGATAATGGTGCATTCTTAAAATTTGAAAATGCTAGTGCATTAGGTACTGACTCAAGTGGACAAGGACATACCTTTACAGTTCATGGTGATATGAAACAATCCATATCAACAACTAGCAACAACTTTAACACTATAAATTATAATGAAGCATATAGTGTAGCTTTAGCAAGTGCCACCAAATATGGTGGAACAAGCTGGAAAGATGCTTATCCAGGATATGATGGTATAAAAGGAGCTACTGGAAATTTAGGTATGGCTAGTGGTAAATGGTATTACGAAATGAAATACACCTCACCAGCTATGTATAGTAATTTTGGTATAGCCAAAGCAAACACTTTAGCTTCATCTAAATTGATTCAAGACACTCAACGCTCTCCATGGTATCAGGGTAACGAGGGAGATGGATTTGGGTTTAGAGTTGGTAGTACAACACCAGTAATTTTTAGAGGAGATAATACAGAAGTTACTTGGCTTACCAATTCAAGTGATGCTAACTCAGCTATATCACCAGCGACCAATGGTCAGATATGTATGTGTGCCTTTGATTTAGATGCTGGTAAAATTTGGTGGGGAATTAATGGTACATGGAATACTGTTCCAGGCTCAACCACGACCACATCATCAGCTCAAATAGCTTCAGGTGCTAATGCTCATAAAACATGGACACCTAATGGTGCTTTTTTTAGAACAGGTCATTCAGAATATAATAGATTTGGAAATGCAGCAGAACAACTACTAAACTTTGGCGAAGGAAGATTTGGAGTAACAGCAGTAGCTAGTGGTAACGCTGACTCTGCTGGAGAGGGAGTCTTTGAATATGCTCCACCAACAAATTTCTTAGCGATATGTACTAAGAACATTAAGAACACAGGATAACGATATGGCATATACAACAATAGACAAACCATCAGCACATTGCTCACAAAAAACCTATGCTGGTAGTAGTAGCACAACAACAATTAGTGGAATGGGTTTTAAACCTGATTTAATTATTACTAAGAATAGACCTGATTCTTCTAACTGGAATACAGTGGACAGCTCAAGAGGTAATACTAAAAATATTTATACTAATGATGTTTCAGGTGGTTCTCCAGTTGAAGATACAAATACAAGAATAGCTAGTTTTACATCAGATGGATATACTTTAACTGGTGGTGATGCTTTAACTAACACAGCATCTAAACAATTCCGTTCATGGAATTGGAAAGCAAATGCTGGTAGTAGAACTACCTTTACTGAAAATGGTAATAATCCAGGTGGTGGTCGCCAAGTTAATGTTGCTGGTGGCTTTGCAATCATAGATTATGTCGGCACTGGAGCTGTGGGTACAATTGCTCATGGACTTGGTGCAGCACCAGCTTACATATCAATTAAAAATAGAAGTGTCGCAGACCATTGGAGTTTATTTCATGGGAAGCAAGATGCGATTGGAGTAACAGACCCTCAAACAGATTATTATGGGTGGAGTGATGCAAGTGGTACACAAGATTCAGCAGCTTTCTGGAATGATACAGCTCCAACTTCATCAGTCTTTACAGTAGGTACAGACCATAGATGTAATGCAGATGGAGAAAATTATGTAGCTTATGTTTGGACTCCTATTCAAGGTTACAGCGACATTGGTTCATATACTGGAAACGGACATGCTAATGGAAGTTTTATTTATACTGGTTTTAGACCAGCGATGACCATTACTAAAAAACAAAATGGAAACGAGCAATGGCTTATTCAAGATGCTGGTAGCACTATAATTACAAAAGCTGGTGCTCTTGGTATAGGTGGGAATCCTATCGCACAAAGATTATCATTAAAAGACCCAGTAGCAGAAGATGATAATAATTCACCAGTTGATTATTATTCAAATGGGTTTAAATGGAAAGCTGGTAATGCAAGAGAAAATGGAGCTGGTGTACCATTTATTTATATCGCCTTTGCTGAGATGCCACTGGTAGGAACTAACGGCGTAATAGCTTTGGCAACATGAAAGTAACTAACGGAACAATAGCTTTAAAAACATAGGAGAAACAAATGGGAGTTAAAGTAACAAACAACGGATTTGGAACCCTCGCATCTGGTATTAATACTTCTGTTACGACAGTAGCTCTTACTTCAGGACAGGGGGCTAAATTTCCTAGTACTAGTTCTAGTGACTATTTCTACGGAACTCTTATTGATAGCTCAAATAATCTTGAAGTAGTAAAAGTTACTGCTCGTTCAACTGATTCTATGACTGTTACACGGGCTCAAGACAATACATCAGCTAGAGCTTTTATAACAGGTGACAGATTTGAACTTAGACCTAACGCTAAGTTGTTTGAAGATATACAAACAGAAGCTAGGGATTTAAATGGGGCTGAGTTTATATTAGATGCTGATGCTGATACGACTATACATTCTAGTACGGATGACCAGATAGATATTAAAATAGGTAACGCAGATGACTTTAAGTTTACTGCAAACGTGTTCACAGCAGAAACTGGCTCAGGAATACTTCTAACAAAATCATCTGCTACTTCTAATGAAGCAACTAGTGCTGGTAACTTTACTGAAAATAATTACAACATATCTCACACTTTAACTTTAGATGGAACTTTAGCTAATGATGCTGTGCTAGCAGACTTTACTGTGACATCTAATAAATGTCTTGTTACGTCAGTAATTATAGCAACGTGTGGTCTTAAGTGTCATGTAGACATACACACAGTAACGGCAGGTTCTTTTAAAGTTAGTGTAACAAATAAATCAGGTGGAACTTTAGCCAATGATTCAACTATGGTATTAAACTATGCCATTTTATAAACAAACACCCCTGCTAATGTTTCCTAATGGAACTATAGCTAGAAGTAAAACAATGATAGAAGGTTGTATAATAGTAGAAGAACCTGAATTAGAAGAAATTACTGCGGTAACAATAGACCAAACGGAAGCTGTAAAGAATGGAAGTTAAATTAAAAGAAATGAAAGATAATAATGAATTAACTCTTGAGGTTGAACTTATTAAAAAAGATATCTACGACATTAAGAATAATCATCTAACTCATATTGAATCAGATTTAAGAGATGTAAAACGAGAAGTCTTTAAATTTAAGTACATAGCTTGGACAGCTATTGTTATTTTTATCCTAGCTACAGATAGATTTACAGACATAATTAAACTTTTATAAGGGATACTATAATGGCAGCAGGAACTAAACATTATCTTAAAACAGGTAAAGAATTTAAAGGTGCTGTTCATAAAATGCCTGGAGGTAAAATACATACGGGCAAGGCACATACTGCAAGTTCTAAACCTGTTGTGCATTTTAAAAATTTATCAGCAGCAGCAAAAAAGGTGGCTAAAGGATAATGGTTTTAAAAAAACATCAAAACCCTACAGGTGGACTCAATGCAGCAGGTAGAGCTCACTTTAATAAAAAGACTGGCTCTAAGCTTAAGCCTCCAGTAACAGGCAAAGCTCCTAAAGGTTCTAAAGCTGCAGGTAGACGAGCAAGTTTCTGTGCAAGAATGGGTGGAGTTAAAGGACCTATGAAAGATTCTAAAGGTAGACCAACGAGGAAAGCATTGGCTTTAAGAAAATGGAAATGCGGAAGAAAATCTTAAAAGGATTAGGCATCTTAGCGTTAATAATCTTAGCCTTGTGCTTAGAGAATGCCATAGCGGATGTTACTTCATCTGGTAGTACAACTAATACCCAATCAAACAATGCTGGTTCTAACACAGCAATTACAGGTGGATATGAATCTGCAACCACATATCAGAGTGGCTCATCTTCCAACAGTACAACAAGTAATGAGACAAACAATAGTAGCAATACTAAAACTGCTGTAAACAGCTCATCAGCTCCTGCTATGAGCTCATATGGCCAAGATTCGTGCGTTATCCCGTTGGCAGCTGGAGTTACAGTCATTGGATTTTCAGGTACATTTGGGAGCTACTATAAAGACCCTAACTGCGAAAGAAGAAAATCAGTATCAGTATTATCTAAACTAGGAATGAAAGTAGCCGCTATCTCACTTATGTGTCAAGACGTTGACGTGTGGCAAGCTATGATGAATGCCGGCACGCCATGCCCTATAGATGGATTGATTGGCGAGAAAGCTAAAGCAAGATGGATGGAGAAAAGAAAAGGAGAACTGAGGACTACTGGGGATAATAAAACCAGTATGACTTGGAATGAATAGGTTAATAATATTATTATTTCCGTTATCTTTGTTTGCTGATACTACTGGTAACTTATTACCTCAACAGTTTTTTAATAACAACCAAGGTCATGGTGGCTGGAATTGTAATGACCCCTCACACAATCATGGCAACAATACGGTTGCTGCTGTTCATGGAGATTTTATAGAGAACACTATTACACTAGGAGATACACTCAACCAATCAGAAATTAATGGTGGTTGGACATCTACACTGGGTGCTGATATATGGGGCTGGAACGCCTACGACCAACAAGTTAAGATGACTCAAACTATAACTGACGTAAGTGGCACAGTCACTACACAGATAAGAGATGTAGCTATCCCTGGTTGTAGCGGATATAACTGTAGTTCGTATGAAACTTATACAGACAGCTATACACAAGGTATTAACAGCCAATCAAGTTATAACATTAGAGTAAGGTTTGATTTTACTGAGTCATCCCAGTCTACTTCTCACAGAGCAGTAGACTTAAAAAATCCTACATTAGTAGTAGAGTATAGTGTCTTAGATGTAAGTCAGGTAGCTGAGTTGAAGACAATGAGTGAAACAGTGTATAATGTTGTGGAAGATATAGACTTCTATGAGTATATACCCGAAGAAGAATTTAACTTTGAAATAACAGAACAACCGATAATGGAAATGTCCATTATAGAAGAATTTTACTTTGAGCCACAGGCTATTGAAGAATTAAATTCAGGTGTTGTAAATGTATTTCAGGAGATAACATATGACAGTACAACGAACTTCGAAGAAGTCTCAACAGAAATCAAAGTTGAAGAAGTCTTCTTTGAAACAGGAGAAAGTTTTGACACTACCCAAGCAAACGGAATTATCCAAGAGTTCTTTAGCGAAGAAATCTACGAAACCCCTATTGAAATTAAGCAAGAAGAAGTCTACGAAGAACGGGAGACCAACATCCAAACCTCAGACGCTAGCGGAATCACTGAGCGAGAGCCTATACAACAAGAGACTAGCGGAAGAGAAAGTGAAGAAGTCAATGGAGTCGAGGATACTGGAACAGGAAATGGTAGTCCACCAAGAAAAGACGAAGGAAGAATTGTTGAACAGTCTGGAGAAAACAGCACCGTTGCAGAAAACTCTAATGATGAAAATTCTAACGAGACTGTATCTCCTGAAACAATTTCTGATAGTGATAGTACAGAAGATACAACTGTTGCTGAAGAAGTAGATGAGCCTGTCGGAGAAGGAGAAGCAGGAGGAAGTGAATCTGGAAATGAACGAACTGAGGTCGCTGATTCAGGAGAAGAAACCCTCGAAAGCAGAGATACAGAGGTGGAAGAAAGCGGGACTGAAGGAACTACTAGAGTCAGTAATCAAGCTATTACAGTAGAATCTATAGAGAGAAAGGTTAACGAAACCCTGACAAGGATAGACCAAAGACTGGTAGCCACTTCCCTCATTGTGGCACGGGCTATGGAAAGCCCCCTTTCTATGGACAATTACGGCAATACAAACGATAATATATTTAATAACCAACTAAATATAGATGGTGGAGAATATTATGACCAGAGACAATACATTGATGCTAGAAATATATATGCTGAGAATCAAATTGCATATAACGACCCTATGGCAAAGAGTCAAAAGATTCTTCAAGAATCTATAGACAATAGAATTAGGGCAGAAGAAAATTTAAAACGAATAAGAGGATATTGATATGGGAGTAAAAGAATGGCTTGGAATAGGCTCACTCATAATTACATTATTAGGATTTGCAATCTTACAGGGAAAGCTAATCGAAAGAATTAATGTATTAGAATCCCAACAATCAGTAGACATAAAACCTATTGTAGCAGACATAGCAATTAACAAAGCAGAAATAGCTGTTCTTAACAGTAAGGTTAACGAGATGAAGGCTAGGACAAGTAACCCTCTTGGAGGTGGTTTATGATACCAATGGAATTAGTAAGCATGGGTGCAAGTACCATATTAGGTGGAGTACTAGGCATCATGGCTCAGAAGGCTAAAGATAAAGCTGATGAACAAAAGAATTTAATGGCACGAGCTGGTTTTGTAGCTGAACAAGCAGACAAAGCAAGGGATGTTACGGATTCTTTTACTAAATCAACAAGAAGATACATTGCGTTAATGTGTGTGTTTGCAATTTTAGTATTACCTAAACTTGTATTTCTTATAGCTCCTGAAACTCCTATTTATGTAGGTTATACCGAAGCAGTCATGGAAGGATTTTGGATATTTTCATATTCAGTAGATGTAACAGAATGGAAGCCAATGACTGGATTAGTTATCACGCCCCTCGACACG